CAACAGATGTAATATATGGAGGTATGATTATTTACACAACTTAAAATGGTATTTAAATTAGAAATAAGCATATTTGACACTGATTGGTTTGGAACAATACCAGTAGCAAAAGTATTAGTAAAAGGAACTGTTGGAGGAGATGATACTGGTTGGGATTTTAAATTAAAACCTGAACTACCAAATTCACAATTAGATGAATTTTATTGGCAATCACCTCATAAACAAATCTTTGAAGATTTTAGAGCAAGAGTAGTAAAAGTACATGATGGTGATACAATGACATTAAGATGTTCATTTAGAGACTTTGATTTTCCTATAAGATTACTTGATATAGATACAAAAGAAATGAATGCAGGTGGAACAAAAGCAAGAGATTGGGTAAGAAATAGATTAGAAAATCAATTTGTAGATGTTATTATAAATCCAAAAGAAAGAACAGAGAAATGGGGTAGATTATTAGGCAAAGTAAGACATAGTGGAGTAGATATAGGAGATACATTAATGAGAATGGGATTAGCAGTACCATTTGAACAAAGAAATGAAGAACAATTACCAAATATAAATAAGGAGTTAAGTACAGAAAAATGGTTTTAACTGGAACAAATTTGTTTTCAATAGATGCAACACAAGATGAATTCTTTAGAGGAGCAGCTGATAAGGGAACATTTACATATTATGTAGGTGGAGATTATGTATCAGGCTCAATATATAATTCTACCACAATAACAGATGTATTAAATTATACAATAGCTGCAGATGAGGTATTAAACGGTATAAAAATAAAATTTGCTACAATGGTTGAAGATGATGATAGTGTAGCAGGAATAAATGAAGGAACATTTGGAGTATATACAGGAGCATTAGGAGCAGAAACATTAAAAGCTGTATTTACATTAGCACCAGGAGCTGCAGATGGAAAAGGTTATTTTACATTCTTTTATACTGAAACAAGTCTTGATTGGACTTCAGAACAATCAGTTATAATTAAAGCACAAAATGATGAAACAGATAATAGTTCAGGAAGCACAGGTCTTGAAATGGAGATAATAGGATTTTAAAATGAAAATAGATTATGAAAAAATAAGTGAAGAAACGGGAATTAAAATAAAAGGAAGATATACAAAAGGTAAAGTAGTAACCTTTTTAGATTTATCAGAAGAAGATAGAAAAGTATTAAAAATTAAGATGGAGGAAATATGGCAGAAACAAATTTAGGTGCAACACAATATGGTGATTTAACAAATACAATTACTGACTTTTCAGTAGATACAGCATCAACAGACGGAGCAACAGGACAAAAAGAATATTCGTGGCAAAATAATAATTGGAGAACCCAATATGGATATTATAAAAATATTCCAGAATGTAAAAATGTTATAAATACAAAATCAACATGGACTATTGGTAAAGGATTTACTTCTAACGAAATAACAGAAATGTTATTAATGGGAATAAAAGGAAATGGAAAAGACACATTCAATACATTAATAGAAAATATGATTAGAACATATTATATTGGAGGAGATGCATTTGCAGAAATTATAAGAGATACTGAAGGACAACTTATAAATCTTAAACCTTTAGACCCAAGTACAATAAAAATTGTAGAAAATGGTGGTGGAATGATTATAAGATATGAACAAACTGCTAAGACAAATGCAACAAAAACATTAATAAAATTTAAACCAGAAGATATGTTTCATTTATCAAGAAATAGAACAGCAGACGAAATACATGGAGAAAGTATGATAGATTGTTTATCAACAATTATACTTATGAGAAACGAAGCAATGGCCGATATGAAGATGTTAATGCATAGACATGTTAAACCAAGAATAATATGGAAGTTAGATACAGACGATGCAGTAAAAATAGCAGCATTTAAAGCTAAAGCAGATTCATCTAATGAATTAAACGAAAATATATTTATTCCTCTCGGAGCAGTTGAACATGAAATATTAAGTGTGCCTTCAAGTTCAGTATTAAATCCATTACCTTGGATAGCACAATTAAATGATTATTTTTACGATGCAGCAAGTACACCAGAAATTGTAATAAATGGTGGAAAGAACTTTACAGAAGCATCAAGTAAGATTGCTTATTTAGCATGGCAACAAAATATAGAAGAAGAACAATTATATATAGAAGAACAAGTATTATCTCAATTAAATTTAGAAATAGAATTAACATTCCCAGCAAGTTTACAAAATGAATTATTATCAGACCAAGCAAAAGGAGAAAAAGGTGTAGAACCACCAACAGCGTCTGTATCAAGTGATACTCAAGTAACATCGGCAAAACCAGGAGCACCAAAATGGTAACTGTAACAAACAAAGAAATTTATAATAAACTTTTAATAATTGAAAATCATGTAATAAAAACAAATGGTAAAGTTAAATTAAATAGATGGATAGCTTCAACAGCATTAGCTTTAACATTTATAATAATGGGAGGTAATTTAATATGAGTATTTTAAGTTCGTTAGGAAGCACAATAAAAAAAATTTATAAAAAAGTAGACGCTTCAGTAGGAGGAGCATTACCAGGAGGAGCTACAAGTGTACCTTCAACTGGAAAACCCGTTTTAACTTCACAAGAAGCAGGTATAAAAACATCAAATAAATATCAAATAGTCGATGAAACTGCAAATGCATCAAGTTTAACACCATCTGGAAATGTAGAAGAAGAATTAGCTAAAAGTTCAACATCCGAACCAACTATTACAAGTTCATCAATAACTTCAGCTGGAGGAACAACAGGAACTGGAGCAGCAACAGGACAAAATTCAGCTGGTATTAGTAATAAAACAACAGGACAATTAATTCAAACTTCATCAGGAGAAAATGCAACAATAACACAAGTAAATGCAGATGGTTCATATCAATATACAACTGAAGAAGGTTCAAACATGTATGTAGATAAAACAGGACATGAAAGTGTAGTATATGGAGGAGGAGTAACACCAGTAACAGCCGATGATATAGTAACAGCGGTAGCATTAGTATCAGGAATAGGTGCAGCAGTAAAATTAACTATAAAATCAGTTACATCATCATTAAGTGCTAAAGCAACAAATATATTATCAACAAATGCAGTAGCAACAGCTGCTGGAGGAGTAACAAAAGCATGGAAAGGAACAATAGTTAATGTAGGCGAAACAGCATCACAAGGAACTGTATCAACAGCAATTAGAGCAGCAGGAGTAGCAGAAGGAAATGTTATAGTTAATATAGGAAAATCAGGAGTAAATACAAAATCAGGCGGATTAGTATTATCAACAATACAAAAAGCAGGAAGAGCGTATGGAGTAGGAATAGCAGCAATGGGTGCAGCAATGACAATAGGTGGTTCATATGTATTTAGTGGATTTATAGAGGAAGAAGCATCACAAAACTTAATGTTTGCTTATAGAACAGCAATAGCTGAAGGTGATTATCAAGGAGCACAAGCAATATTAGATTTAGATGCAACAATTTATGACGATGGATTCATAGCTAACATACCAATTATAAATTCAATAGAAGCAATAAGAGATTGGTATAAAGCAAACAAATTATCAAGAGAAACAAAACAAAAACAATTAGATAGAATATTATCAAAAGAAAAAACACCAGAAGAAATAGCAAACGAACTTATATATGGAAAAATTAATCCAGAAACAGGAAAATATGAACCATCAGAAACTGAAATAGCAAAAAGAGAAGAAAGTTCAGCTTATTATGATTCATTAAAATCAGATACAGGTACTTCATATCAACCTCAAGATTTAGGTAAATATGAACCTAAAAGTACATTAGGTTTTGGTTTATTAAAAACAGCAGCAGGATATAATAAATCAAAAGTAGCAAAAAAACCAGATATAGATAACATTACAGCAGAACAATACTCTAACCTAACAGAAGAAGAATTAGCATTTTTATCAGCAAGAGAAAAAAGAAATATAGAAAAGAGGTTAGATTTATAATACAACTTAAAAAGGAGGACAAAATGACAGAAGCAAACGAAAACATAAACCAAGCAGATTCAGATAAGATGTTAAATCCGATTGAAGAAGCAAGAGCATTAAATATAGAAATGAAAGATACTCTTATAAAACTTCAAAACGAAAGACAACTAATTGAGAAAACTGCAAGCGAGATGGCACTAACTGGAAAGAGTTATGGTGGTGAACAACCTAAAGAAGTAACTCAAGATGATATAGACCAAATAGCAGCAGATAAATTCTTGAATTTAATGAAGTAGTTTGTTTTATAAACACTAAAATGGCAAACGAAGTAACAAAAATTGAATTATTTGGAGCAAATAACGATGGACAAATACTAAGATATACTGCATCAGCAGGTAGCACATACGGAAAAGGTACATTAATGATGACAAGTGGAGCAAGATATGCAGTAGCAGCATCAACACAACACGGACCAATAGCAGGAATTGTAGCAGCAGATTGTTCAGGAACACAAACAAGTGTATCTTTATGGACACAAGGAATTTTCGAATTCATAGGTTCAAGAGATATAAATGCAGGTGACCGTATAACAAGTATGTCTTCAGCAGGTTCATATAACTATGTAGAAGCAGCATCAGCGGTAACATCAGGTTCAGGAACTCCAGTAATAATCGGTTATGCAGTAGCAGATGCAGCAGATGCTGAAAGAGTTCAAGTCAGAGTAAATTTATAAAATGGCACAAATAGGAGAAGTAGAACTAAGAAAAGAAGTAGTTGATAAAACTATTAAGGGCTTTGCAGAAGCAAGTTATAAATTTAAACCTTACTTAACAGTATCTCCAACTAACGGATGGACAGCAACTTATTATAGGGAAGATTCAAATGCATTAACAGAACCAACAGGAAATGCAGTTAAAGGTATTCCAAGAGGAGCTAACTTTCCTCAAGCATCAGTAAATTGGACAAAAGTTAGTGATGAAGTAGAGAAATATGGTATTGAAGATAACATATTTTGGGAAGATATTCTTACTAATAATGTAGATGTTCAAAGTAGAACTATGTTTAGAATTGCAGAACGGGTAACCAAAGGAGTAGATGACGAAATTTGGGATAAAATAACTCAAAGTCAAACACCTACATCTATAGGTTCAGTATATATTGGAGCAGGAAGTTCATGGGATTCAGCTAATGCAAATGTAATAGACGATTTAATGAATGCTAAAGAACAAATGGGTAATTATAACTATAACACATCAAATTGTGTAGCTTTTATAAGTCCAAAAGACGAAAGAAGTGTAGTTAATTATTTAGCTAATAATGGTGCACAGTTCCCAACAATTGGAGCAACAGTGACATCAACAGGTAAAGTAAGTAACTTAGCAGGAGTTGATTTAGTAACAAGTAATTCAGTTACAGCAGGATACGTTAGTGTGATGATACCAAAAATTGCAGCAACTTGGAAAGTAGCATATCCATTGGCAACAGAAATTATAACTGACCCAATGAAATCTGTAAAGATTAGAGCATGCGAAATTGGAGTAACTCAATTAACCGACCCTCACGCAACCGTATTAATATCCGGAACACAGGCTTAAATAGAGCTAAAAATAATAATTATTATTTTTTATTTTAATAAAGAGAGAGATTTAAAATTATATAATTTAAATAAATACATTTATAAACTAACAAAACTAAGTTATAGTATGAAAACACAAATAATAAAGTGGTTGAATACAGAGATTGCAAATACAAACTTTGTTGAAGATAGTCATAAACTATCTGAATCAAAAGACTTTGTAAGAGGTAGAATTTATACATTGAATAGATGTAAAAAGATGCTTCCAGCAATGAGAGAGCTTCCAAAAAACAACAGTATATTATGGACATTTATTGGCTATAGTATAATGTGGACAGCGTTCTTATTCTTAGCAATTTTCTTTTTAACACATATATAATATTTTATAATTATAGAGTTATAAAGGAGGGAGAGATACAAAATGAATATAAACAACATAAAGCATTTGTTAAACAAAACAGCAATAGTAGTTTTAAAAAACGGATTTAAATATCAAGGTAAAATTACAGATTTTAGTGATGATACTGATAATATATTACTTATTACAGACTATAAAGTCGGTAGTACAACAATAGATATTTCATCTATATCAGCAATCTCAGAATTGTAAAATGGAAGATATTTTTATATCAGCTAACGATTTAATTTTAAAAGATATAAAGAAACCATCATGGTTAGTACAAAATATTGTTAGTGAAAACGGACTATCAACTATTGCAGGAGTTTATAAATGTTCAAAAACATTCTTTGCATTATACTTAGCAATATGCGTAAGCAAAGGCATGCCAGTTCTTAATATGCCAACATCTAAAGGCAGAATATTGTATATTGATGAAGAAAACGGAGAAATAGATATACAAGACAGACTTAAAAGAATTATGAAAGGCATGAACATTACCGATGTAGATATAGATTTTATGATTTATAAAGACATCAAACTTGAACACAACAAAGACAAAATGCGAAGAAACATACACAAGTTATTGATTACAAATTATATTACAGAACGAAAACCTGTACTTATAATATGCGATTCAATGGTAAGATTTATGTGTGGAGACGAAAATTCAGCTAAAGACGTTAGAGAGATATTTGATTTTATAAAACCATTTAAGAAAGAATGTGCTTGGCTATTATTACACCATACACCTAAAGCTAATACATCAGATGCACGAGGCTCAGGTGACTTCTTTGGAATGTGTGATGAAGCATTAATCATGGATAGAATTGGAAGAAACAAGTTCAAGCTAAAAAGTAAAGCATCAAGACATAACACATGGTTATATGGCGAGAAGTATGAAATTATCGGTGAAGAAAATGAACCAATAACCTTTGAATACTTAGGAGCAGATGAAAAGATGGACGAAGGTAAAGTAGCAGATGTATTAAGCAATTTAGTTACAAAATGGTATACTGATAACGAGCTTAATGAATTCAAAAGACAAGATGTTAATAAGCAATTTAAAAAGTGGGCAACATCTTCAGTAACAAATGCACTTAATTTAATGTGTGATGAGTCAATTCTTGAGCGAACAGGAAAGACAAAAAACACAATATATAAAGTCATTTAGTTATTTGGTTAGATTCAGTTAAATGACATTTAACCAAATGACCAAACAATGAAGAATATATATCCCCCCCTTTAGGGGGATATCTTTCTTTGTTGGGAACTATTTCTATTTGATTTAGTTAGTTAATCTTATACTATAGGAAATAACCAAATAACCAAATCAAATTTAGGCTCCTAAAGGCTTAAGGAGGTCAAATTTGGGTAGTTTGGGTTTTTAGGTTAAAATATGCATTTAACCAAATCAATTGGTTAAATATGAAAAACGGGAAACGAAAACATTCTATTTCTTAATTCAATCCTCCCATTACATTTAAATAGGTTCTATGTTAAATATACTTGTATATTTAGCTTTGATTACTTAAATGTTAGGTTGTCTTGGCTTGTTAATATAAGTTTTCGACTAGAGATGAGTTAATTGCACTATTTGACCATCTGACGTACGAAAACACATCAAATGGTCAAATAGTTTATCGGACGACCTAATACCTTAACAAACAAAAAATAGGACATAAAAGAGGTGGTTTCATGCATAAAAGAATGCAAATAGTGTACGTTTGGAGAGGGGTTGTGTGATTGATTGGGTATGTGGAGGTAAAGAAAATAAATGATTATTAGTTTCATTAATTAAAAAATAAAGTATATACCAGATTAAGAGATAAATTTTTAAAATATGGGCAAATTATATAATTGATTTATATATATTTATAAATAAACAAACACAACATATACTATGACATTAACTCATGATGAATGGATAGCATCATATAAACACAGATTCGACAAGCGAATCTATAAACCAAAAATCGATATTTTTGGTAATAAACGTTATCCTACTAATGCACCAGTTAGAACAAAAGTTAAAACACCTGAATGGTTATTGAAAGGAGGTTTACCACCTAAAAAATTAGAATATGATAATAACACAGACACCTACAAGAAAGTCAAGAAAATTGGAAAAAGAAGATTGGCAAGACTTAAAAAAGCAAGCCATAATGAATCTGAAGCAAGCTCTAATATCAGTTGAACAATTTACTGTATTGCTTGACCTTTCAGAATCCAAATTAAAAACATTTAATAATGGCAAAATCAAAAAAGAAATCAAAACTTTATAAAGAAGCTATTGAATTATTAGGAGAAACACAAGATATAAAGGAAATACCAAAAGTATCTATACCGACAGGTCTCAAATGGGACAAATGGCAAGAAGAAGTTCTGAAAACTAAAGGAAACTTAGCACTTTGTACCGGAAGACAAGTTGGTAAATCAACAATTATAGCAGCAAGAGCTGGAGAATCTGCAATAGCTAATAAAAATTTTTCTATACTCATAATTTCATCAACTGAACGTCAAGCAGAAGAATTATTTATAAAATGTCTCTTATATATAGATGATAATTATAAAACATATATTAAAAAAGGAAAAGATAGACCAACAAAAAAGATTATAAAACTAAACAATGGAAGTATTATAAGATGTCTTCCAACAGGTTTAACAGGATTAGGAATTAGAGGATTTACAGTAAACAAACTTATCGCAGATGAAGCTGCATTTATACCAGATTTAGTATGGCAAGCAGTAACACCAATGCTTTTAACAACTGGTGGAGATATAGAATTAGTATCAACACCTTATGGACGTCAAGGTTATTTTTATCAATGTTGTCAAGATGATACATTTACCAAGTTTTTTATATCATCAGAAGAAGTAATTGAAAAAAGAAAAATAAGTGATACTTGGAATATATATCAAAGAGAAAAAGCAATTGAACATTTAGCAAGAGAAAAGGAAAGAATGACAAAACTTAGATATGCTCAAGAATATTTAGGACAATTTGTAGATAAATTATTACAATTATTTCCAGATGAACTTATATTAAAAGTTATGAAACTTCAAAGACCAGAAATAATATTACCAAGAACATATACGTTAGGAGTTGATGTAGCAAGAATGGGAAAAGATGAATCTACATTTGAAATATTAGATATATCAGACAGTAATAATATAAAACACGTAGAAAATATTATGACAAATAAAACACTTTTAAAAGATACAACAGAAAAGATATTTGAATTAGATAAAAAATACAATTTTAAAAATATTTATATAGATGATGGTGGAATTGGAGTTGCAATATATGAACAACTGAGATTAGATGATAGAACAAGAAGAAGAACTATACCAATAAATAATGTATCAAGACCAGTAAGCCAAGATAAAAAGAGAAAAAAGAAAATGATGAAAGAAGATTTATATATGAATTTACAATCTTTAATGGAAAATAATAAAATTCAATTATTAGATGATGCAGAAATATTTAAAAGTATTAAATCAGTTCAATATGATTATACATATCATAATGAATTAAGAATATATGGAAAATATACACATATAGTAGAAGGACTTATAAGAGCAGCATGGGGAATAAAAGGAGTAAGAAAATTATGGATATTTTAGTCATTACCTTTATATATCAACCTATTAAATTTAATAGTATGGTGATTTATAAATAATGGCAGAAGTAACTTCTAATTTTATTACAGCTTCAGGAGTGAAAGCTAAAGCAGGTTCAGCATATTCAGAAATATCATTTGCGCCAATGATTGGTTCAGCAATGTGGAGAGCTGAAGGTACAATTTGTATGGTTGGAAGATATGATTTTATGGATGCAGGTAGTCATGATTTGTTAGGTTCACCAACAAGATATTTTATAAGTGATATTGGTGCAAGTTTAGCAGCAATTGAAGCTATTAATTATAATATAAATAATTATTCAAGTCGTATCACAGCAGAAGATATGATAAATGTAAATAGAGATAGTGCATTAAGAGGATTATCAATTCTAAGAGATAGTAAAACACAAGAATTCATGGGGGTCAAATAATGGCAGGTGAAGGTGTTTATCCAAAAGGAGCAGGTGATATATTTTATTCTTCAGAAGTTAATAAGTTTAATGAAGATACATTAGCAAATACTGGTAGTGTTATAAGTAATTTAGTTCTTATAAATCAAAATACTGGAAGTATAGTTAATAATACAGGAAATATTGTTAGTAATTTAGTTTATATAGACCAAAATATAGGTAGTATAGCAGATAATTTAACATTTACAACAGCAGTTAGTGGAACATTAATAGTAGTTTCAGGAACTGGATATGCTAATGGATTACAAATAGTTAAGAATACAGGAAGTATTGTTAGTAATTTAGGTATATTAACAACAGTTTCAGGAGCTGGAGTAACAAATACAAATCAATTAGTAAAGAATACAGGTTCAATAGCATTAAATAATGCATTTAGAGTAACACCAAGTACAATTATAACAGCAGGAGATAATTTATCATGGACTGGTAACACATTAGATGCAGTAGCAGGTGGTGGAGGAACTTCTTATTATAGTTTTCCAGGACTTGCATTTAGATGTGACCACGATACAGGAGACTTTCAATATGATGAAGGTGAAGGAACTGTAGAACTTGAAGCTACACAAAGAATGGTATGTTCAATAAATTTACCACATGGAGCAACAGTAACATCAGTAGAGTGTTTTGGTAGTGAATCAAATGAACAATGGACATTATATAGAGCAACTAATGATGGAACAGGAACTGGAGCTGCAATGGCAACTGAAGACTTTGATACAGCAGATACAACAATTACTAATCCTATAATTGATAATCAAACTTATAGATATTGGATTGGAACATCATCTATGGCAACAACAGATGTAATATATGGAGGTATGATTATTTACACAACTTAAAATGGTATTTAAATTAGAAATAAGCATATTTGACACTGATTGGTTTGGAACAATACCAGTAGCAAAAGTATTAGTAAAAGGAA